TGGATGCCGTCGCGCTCGAACTCAAACAGATCCTCTAGGTAGTCGCTGGCTGCCTTCATCGTCGCAGCGTCATAGCCCAGCGTGACGTGCGCCGGCTGTGACGAAACCTCTGCCGGTTCTTCTGCGGGCATAGGTTTTGTACCAGCCTCGTCTGCGGACTCGTACCACTCCTCGGCCGGCTTGCCGGCGGCCTGCGCCTCGCGGCGGGCCTCAACGGCGGTGCGGAGTGCGGCGTTGGACTCTTCAATGCTCATTTGATTTCCCTTCTAAGATCGCGGTCGCAAAACAACGGGTAGGCCTTCGTGACTTCCTTTCGACCGTGGTCGATCACGATGGCGGCCTGACACGGCGGCTCGTAGGTCGCCTTGATGCGGACAGAGTAGGCCGAGTGCCCAATCACGCTTCCGTTCGAGACGTACCGCCCTGCCCGACTCCACGAAAACTGATGCCAGTGCCCGAGGCACGTCAGGTCGGCTCGCTCCGTCGCGTCCCACGCAGCGATGGCTTTGTTCAACGGTACGTGAATCCCGCCAATGCCGCCCTGGTATCGCACGGCATGGCCGTGGCAGAAACGAATCTTGAACCCGTCGAGGTCGAGGTAGTTGAGGTGCCCTTCGCCGATCTGCCAGCGGACATTCTTCCGCGTCTCCGCAGCCCGCATCGTCAAGTAGAGATGATGCTCGTATGACGTATCGGCCTCGTTCGTGCGGAGTTTCTCAGTGGTGCGGCCGTGATTTCCGCAAGAAGTCGATACGACGATTTCTTTCGCATTGTCAGCCACGGTGTCGAGAAAACCTCGCAGTCGCTCGCCGATCCATCGAACTGCCGCCAGCGGGTGCAGGCTGTTCTCCTCGGCGAGTTCCGGGTGAATCATGCCGCTGATGAGGTCGCCGCCGAACCACAGCACCACTCGCTCGATCTTGGCTAGTTGCCGCTCGTGGTCGAGCATCGTGAAGAACCGTTCCTGCAACTCGTCGAGTCGGCGTTGACATACGTCAAGGTCATAGGAGTTCCGCCCGTTCACAGTCTCGGGCCGCACCGTTTCCTCGCAGTGGATGTCTGAGAGCAGGACAATCATCGTGGCGTCGTGCTTGGCACCCCTGACAGATTTGGTCAAGGGTTGCGACGTCGCCTTGAGCCCTCGCAGCGACACCAGCGCGTCGGCTCGTTCGCGCTCGCGGTCGATCTGAGAGAGCGCGGCCTTGTATCGACTCCGCAACGATGCCGCCTCGGCTCGCAGGCGAGCCAGTTCAGCGTCGTGCAGGAGCATCGCGTCGGCGTTGAGAGACGCCTCGATCTCGTCTGTCAGGCGAGCTTCTTTCCCAGCCATTCGACCATTCCTGTTTTTTCGCGTACCTTCCAGCCGCGTTCCTTCGCAGCCCTGGAAATCAGTCGTGCTAGCTGCGTCCGCGTCACGCCGTACTCGCCCGCCTGGAACCGCTTTCGGATCGCGAGTAGGTCTTGCTGGGCCTCGTCTGGCAGGCGGTCGAACCATGTCCGTGGGCGGTTCGCCTCTGTTGCCAGCGAGTCAATCTCGGCGAGCAGGCTCACTCTTCAAGCTCCTTCGGTGTCATCGTGTAGAGCGTCAGGAGAACGCGGGCGAGGTCTTTGCCTGCCTGCTCGATCACCTCCTCAGACGCCTGCGGAAAAATCGCGTGAAGTAGTTCGTGGATCAGCACGGTGAGGCGGTGCTTGCCTCTCATGCCGTCGTGCAGAATGATCCGTGGCCGCTTGGCCTTTTGTGTGTACGTGATGCCGTAGGCGTCGCCCGTCAAGGTCGTGAACCTGATGAGCCACCGTTCGTCGCCGTTGAGAGTGAAGTAGTGTTCGCTGGGCATCGCTCTAGCGTGCCAGACCCGTCAAGCGTTCCGCTTGGCGTTCTTGATCGACCGTCGCACGAGCAGCCGACCGGCCATATCCACAAACGGCAGACCGCGTTTCTCAGCCTCCTCGCGAAGCCAGCCGACGATCTCCTCCAGATGAGCCTCGCACCACCCTGGCTCGCGGGCCTCGTTGATGTCCATCGCTGTGGCTCTGGCGTTGCAGGAGCAGTTTGGCGTCGCCGTGATGCCGATGCGTGCCAAAAGTTTTTTCAGTTCGGTTCCTGGGCCGCGAGTGAAAACAAACGCAATCTGATTCCGCGGATAGTCTGGGTGCTGTCGATCGACCTCGACCCATCCGTCTCCGTAGTCGGCGATCACAGCTCGCAGTGCAGTTGCACTATCAGCGTGTCGGCCTGCAATCAATCTAAGATATGAATCGAGTTTGAGCCGCATCACTCAAAATGAATCGTGACCGTCGGAACGTCTGGCGTGAACAGGGAGCATGGAATGTACGACGTTGCGCCGACGTATTGAACGCCGTCCCATTGAGTCGCGTACAGAAGCTCTTCGACGTCGGCCTGACCGGACGGTTCATTTCCGACCCTGACGTACGTGTATTTCCACACGCTCATTTGACCGCGAAAACCGCACACATAAAATCGCTGGCTCTCTTCGCAGTTTTGCGCCACAGGGTTGTAGACCGTCACGATGTGGCCGGTGAACACGTACTCTGCATTTGACGTTGATTCACTGCACGGAGACTCCGTGTCAGTGTCAATGCACGTGCATGAAAACGAACATTCTTCTGCCAGAGGAATAATGCCACTCGGCGGAGCGCAGTTTGCCAGCCACGATCCCAAGAAGCACCCCACTATCCGTTCGTAGTATTCCCAGTTGAAAACCCCTAGTCTGTATACGTCGGACCCTGCGCCGCCTGATGCCACGCCAGGGTCTGGCATCAGGACAATTGGGGTTTCTAGGATCATCGTCATGCCTTCCCACTCGGCCTCGATCGAATAATTGCCACACCCAGCAGGGCCGCCGGGTACGCCGCAGCATGGACACGGCATCACGGCACCCTAATGCGAAGAACTGGAACTTCCGCTGATCCGACGATGAATGCGCCGGTTGATCCGCCGATTGTAAACACAGCAGTCGATACGGCGCCTGACATCACGATCGCCGTGGCAAACGAGTTGGCGACAGTTATCGATGTGCCGGAGGTACTGAGTCCGGTCACGACAGACCTTGACGCCGTAGTGGGATTGGTAACGACAGAAATCGTGCAATCTGTTGTATCGAGAGTTGCCCCAACCGTGACGCCAGTCAGGTAGTCAATCGTCGCGGTTGATCTACTAACGCCAGTGACGATTGACCGAACCGACGTCGCGCCGACAATAGATGCAACCGAGGTTTGCCCAGCAGTCACGAACACGCCAGATGCTGTCTGCGTGGCGACGTGTCCAAACGCCGTCTGATAACTCGGCACCGAAACGACCTCAAGCCTCGGAACCACGAGCCGCCACGTGTTGCCTTCTCGGCCGATCAGGCAATCTTCGTTCGAGTACCCGGCTGCTGCGATCGGCCAAGACAGATTTGTGGCTACGACAGTTCCGTACGGGGCGTATGCGAACGACACGACTTTGCTATTTCCAATCGGCCACGATCCAGAAAACAAAGCCGCGCGTATTTGTTTTGGAAACCGATCATTGAGCCGTTTGTCAAACGACAGCGGGGGAGCCTGTGGCCCTGTCGTCTCAGCCGCGCGCACAACGCGAGCGATTCGCTCCGCAGACTCGCGGGTGAACTGCGTCGGCTTGAGCGGGTCGGTCGGCATTGAATCAGAGTCCGCCAGTCGGCCACAGTCCGTCGGTCGGCGGATTTCCCAAAAGCGGCTCGAACGCCGCTTCTGGATTGACGCGGCGCGACAAAATGTTTGGAACGCCGGCCAAGTTGATCACGCCGTTTTGCAACGCGATCACATTTGCCGACGCCACCCACTCGTTGTTCTCGTAATCAAACACCATCGCGCGTCGCTTCACGCCGTCTGCGATGTAGTTCCACCCCACATCTGGCAGTTGCAAGGCCCAGCCGCTTTGTCGGAACTGAAGAACAATCTGCGTCACCCAGTGTTGATACGTTTGATTTGCAAAGAACTCTCGCGTGTAGTCGGCATTGACGCCGACACACTTGAGTTGCCCAGGTTGGCAGTCGAGGTAGGTGTCGCTGTTGACGTAGTTTTGAAGCAGAAACAACGCAGATGGAAACGGCCAGAAGTTCTTTGTGATCGTGATCTTGACGATTGACTCTTCTGTCAACAGCCCTTCGTAGTAGTCTCCAGCAGAGTTTGTCAGTGCGAGCTTCGTGTTGTTGCCGCTGCCGTAATAGTAGAAAAGCGCTGGCACCTGACCCGACTGCGATTCAAACACCCAGTCTGCTCGCCGTTCTGTTGGTGCCAGCAAAGCGTCGCCGGTTTCAAACGAGTATTCGGCAACGACCTCCACGTGATACGGAGAGTCGCTGAACCTCTCCGTCACTGAAACCTTGATGAGTCCGAGATAAGCCTTGCCGCCAGTGCCGTCTAATGTGGGGTGACTGGAGCCCCATTGGCCCAGTCCCAGATGCTCGATGATTTCCGCCTCGTCGAGCGGATTGTTTTGCAGCGTGTTGCTGTCAAGCGTAACCGCCCAGCGGCGTTTCGCGACCGTCGGGCTGCCAAGCTCCCCCTCAAGAGAACGCGCGAGTTCGACGCTTGATTCAATACCCACGACTAAGCCCTCACGTCGCCGAACGAACCTGCTCCGACGATCGAAACCGGAGCGTTGAAATAGTTCCGTGACGCTTGCAGGATTCCGGCGGCGATTTGTTCTAGGTACTTGGTCTGGAGCCGCGCCTGGATCGCTGCGGGGTCTTGGCCTCGCGTCGCGGTTTGAATGACGAGGTTGGCCCCTTCGGTCGTTCGCACGTCTTGGACGTTGATGGATTGCTGACCGAGCGTGTTCAGGTCACGCAATCTTTTTTCCTGTCGCTGCGACTCTGCCTCGGCAGCCTTCCGCTGCTCCTCGAATATCCTGGCCTGCTCTTGAGCGTAGGCTTGCTGAACTTGCTGGGCTTGCTTCTGCTGCTCCTCGACTCGCTTCGCGGCATCTTGTTGGATTTTTGCCTGTCCGCTGGCGATGTCACGTTCGACTGCTGCGGCTTGGTCAAGTTGAGCAAGCCTCGCCGTTCCACTGCGAATCGCATCGGTATCGTCGGCTTTCCTCGCTGCCGCAATATCCTGCTGCACCCGCAGCATCTCCTCCTCGATCGACAGCAACTTTTTCTTCGCCTCCGCACGCTGCGAGTCGCCGCCGACCGATTGCAGGAGAAGAATCTCATCAACCATCTGATTGGTTTTCAGTCGCTCGTCAGCGACCGCCTTCAGCCGCTTGAGTTCTTCGTCGTAGAGCCGCTGCTGGCGAGCGACCTCGGCTTCATACGACTCCCTGCTAATCGTCCCCGCCGCTGCGGCCTGCTGCGCTTGGAAGAGCCCAGCGGCGAGTTGCTTCGCAGCACGCTCGCCCTCAGCCCCGAACTCCCGTGACTTCTCGGCCAACTCTTGGAACTTTGCCTTGGTCTTGTCGAACGCCTCGGCGTACCCCTTCTCGAATCCTTGGGCGACCGCACGCTGCTTCTCCGCGAGGTCTTCCTGCAATCCCGCAAGTTCGAGGAGTTGCTGCCGCTGCTCGGGCGTGAAGAATCTTTGCCGTGCCGCTTCGGCTCGAAGCCGAGCCATCTCACGCTCCACCGCTTCGCGATCACGCTGCACGGATCGCGTCCTGTCGGCCTCGTCAAGCAGGGCTTCCGACCGCTTGCGATCCTCCTCGATCTGCTTCTGCCGCTCGGCGTTGACTGCCTTGATCGCTTCGAGTTGCTTTTCGTATTGACGGTTTGCCGCTTCAACGCCTTTTTCCAACTGTTTGTCGTCAATGATTCCGGCGGCAAACTGTGACCGCAGTTCGTTCGCTCGTTGCGAGAACTGTCCAAGCGCGTTCGTTCCGGCAGCGCCGAGGTCTTCAGCCTTTATCGCCGCCTTGTCGATTGACTCGCCGACCTTCTCGATCGCTTTGGCAGCGTCCTCCGTGACCTTGATTTCGATTTGCTTGCGGTCTTCGATCGCCTTGAGTTCTTCGTCGAACACCTGACCGGCGATTCGCACCGAACGCCGGAACTGCTCGTCGTCAATCAGGCCGGATGAGAGCCGCTTCTTCAGCGCCTCGACCGACTGATCGTACTTCTGTGCCGCGGCCTGACCCTCGGCACCGAACTTGCGTGAGTCGTCGATTGCGTTGTTGACTTCCTCGCGTAGCCGCTGGAACGTGCGATCCCGCTCCTCGCGTGCCTTCTTTTCTGCCGCAGCAAGTTCCTTCTGCTTTTCGGCGGCTGCGGCTGCGGAATCGCCAGCCGCTTTTGCTGCGCTGGACGAGGCATCAAGATTTTTCGCCGCGTCGTCAGCAGTCGAGAACCACTCGATGAGAGCGTTCGCAGCAAGGCCGAGGCCGACCACAAGCGCTCCGACGCCGGTAGACGCAAGCAGTCCACGCACCGATGCCGCGAGCGCGGCGGTCGAGATGGATGCCGTACCTGCGGAAGTGGCATATCCAATCAACGCAGTGGCGGCAGCGGTAAAGAATCCAGCGAGGGACGAAATCGCACCGGCCACCGCCTGCGCATTGAGTGCGATCATCTGTGCCACGACTGCCGGGAGCAAGAACTGCGCGACCGGCTCGATGGCATCGCCGAGCGCCCTGAATAGCGGCGCAAGGCTGCCCAGCACGGTCCCGGTCGCGTCGATAAGAAAGCCGATCTGATCGAGCGCTGGCGTGAGCGCGCGGCCGATGACGTCTACAACTGCCGTAACGGCCGCGATAAAGTCTGCGGATGCGCGGGCCACGCCTTCGCCTAGCCCGGCAAACGGCAGGAGCAGGGACTGCCCGAGTCCCTGCGTCGCAAGGCGAAGCGTGTCGAGTCCTGCACCAAAATCGTCAATCCGCCCTCGGTCAATTTCAGTTAGGGCACGACCAAACCGCTCGATGTCGGCCGCGGCTCCAGGGAGATTGTTGAAGAACGGAATGAGTTCCGCGCCGGCCTTTCCGAAAAGTGCCGTCGCCGTAGCCGTTCGCCTAGCCGGGTCTTCGATTGCAGCAAGAGACTTGCCGATCAAACGGTACTGCTCCTGTGGCGACAACGCCTGGAGTTCCTCGGCAGTCACACCGATCTCGGACAGAGCCTTTTGTGCAGCCTTGCTCTCTTCGTCCACGCCCAGCACCGATTTTTGCAGACGGCCAAATGCCGCACTGACGGCGTCGATGCTTGTGCCAGAACGTTCCGCCGCCTCTTCAATCGTCTGAATAAATTCGAACGACACGCCGAGCTTGTCGGCCGTGTTGCCAAGCCGCTCGACGCGATCATCCAAGGCGATGAGTCCTTGCGTCACCGCAACAGCCCCAGCACCAAACGCCGCCACGCCCGCCACCGCCGCCGTGAACGGGTTGATAAGCCCGGCTACGCTCGCACCTACGCTTGAGATGCCAGCCGAGAGCCCGCCGGAGAACACGCGGGACAGCCCTTCGCCCGCACTCGCCAGTCCCGACAGCCTTCCGGCCACGTTTCCGATCGGCCCAGGCAACACCGACAGCACGCCAGACAGTTCATTGAACTTCAGCGCGCCGCCATCGCCCGCTTTGCCAGATGCTTCCCCGAACTTGTCAGCCGCGAGCGTCGCCTTCGCGTAGTCGCCAGAAACACGCTGCAATGCCGTGGCGTACTGCTCCTCGGTCAGCAACCCTTGGCTACGCAGCCGGTTGAGTTCCTCGGTCTGCGTCGCGTAGTCACGCTGGGCACGTTGCTCGCGGGTCAGATTGGCTTCAATCACGCGGGCGGCTTTGTCGAGGTCGCCAGCCGCTTCGTTCGCCGCCGCCTGCAACTGCTTCAGCGCGCGGGCGTAGTCCTGTGGATTCGTCAGCCCTGCCCGAAGGCTGTCGTTCAAGGCTTGCAGCCGCGTCTCGAACTTCTCCTGCGTAGCGGCTGCGGTCGCACTCTCCGTGCCAAACCGCTTGAATACGTCCGTGACCTTGGCCGTTTCAGCGTCGAGTTGTTGCAACGCTTTCTGAACTGGCGAGAGTTTTTCGACAACGCCACCGGCGTCGGCAAAAATCTTCATCGCGAGTGAGAGCGTCTTTGCCATTAGTCGAGGCCGAGTTGTTGTCGCAGGTCGAGGATCACGTCGCGGGCCTGCGTCTGGTGTTGCGGCGGTGTCTCTACGGGGTTGAAATCGGACGCCTTCGGGGCCTGCCCAGGTTTGCAGTGCGGGGCCATGATCGCCGAGGTCATCAGCCCGGTTTCTGCCCAGGAGTCAGGAATCGCTTGGAAGTATTTCGTATAAGCCAACCACTCTCCGAGTTCCCGCGTGGTCATCCGACGCTCGATCTCGCCGACCGTCATCCCGAGGTAGCCCGCCAAGCGAAACAGGAACCGTCTCGCAGGGCGGATATTTAGTTTTTTGCCAACTCCTCCACGTCGGCTTCGCTCATCGCGTTGTGCTTCATCGCCCGCTCAAACAGCGTCGAGACGACCTTCGCCGATTTGCTGGCGAGCTTCTCGATTTGCTCGTCGGTGAACAGCCGTTCGCCGCTCTCTGGGTGACAGAGGCACCGAGCCAGGAACTTCGTGCGGAAGTTGTCGATGCCTTTGTCGCGGTTGCCGATCCACTCCCGCTCGTAGGCGTCGCGCTCGCCGACCGTCATCACGCGGATGCCGAGCGTCATCGGCTTGCCGTCGGCGTCGGGCCACTCCTTGACCTTGACCTTGAGGATGCCGAGGTCGTCTGCCGCCATGATCTGGGCCGCGAGTTCTGCTGCTGTCAGTGCCACTGTCGTCTCCTATGAGGCGTGAACCTTGAACGACGCCTCGTACCGGGCAACGTCGTTGACCTTGCCTGTCATGCGAAGCGTCTGGCAGACGGCTCTCGTGGAAAAGGTCAAGCCGCCACCCGTGACGGCAAAGGTCTTTTTCAGGCCGTACTCACTCACCGACAGGTTCGCGGTACTCAGGCACTTGATCTGTATAGTGCCTGCGTCAAGCGTCCACGTGCTGGCACGGCCCAGCGGCAGGTCGCCGCCGCGCTCGACGTTGATTTCGGTGACTTCACCGAGCGACGCGCCGCCCCACGTCGCGGAAATGCCAGCACAGATGGTCGCCATGACGGGCCTCCGTCACGGCGATCAGGTGCGGGCGATGCGGAGCGTAGCCTGCCCTCGAATCGCGTCGTTGGTCGCCAGGGTCAGCGTCGAGGCGTTGACCGTGTAAGCAATAGCCGAAATCATCGCGGTGCCTGCGACGGTGATCGTGCAGGTGCCGGTCGAGGCATCGGCGATCAGCGTGCGACCCAAATAATCAAACTGGACGGTGCGGCCGGTGTCGGTCGTGCTGCCTTGTAGCGGACGGTCGAGAGTCGCGATGCTAGCCCCCACGGTCAGCCCGAGGTGCGAAACGTCGATCTTTTCCTGATCGGCCGTCGGGTCGTTGAACGAGATGACGATGTTCGTGACAATGTACGGGGTTGCTCCGAGGAGAAGTGTCGTGCCTGCGGTGCCACCATGGGGGGTCGTGATCGACATGGCTTTTTTATGCCTCCTGCCAGAGAATCGAGTACGTCTGCGTCACGCTGTAGACCGGCGGCATATCGCCACCGGCCAGTTGTGCGAACCCGTCGGCCTCGTTTTCGAGGGTGACGTTCTCCACTAGAACTGATCCTGCCAGCACGCCCCCGCATCCATCCAGACAGGCCCGAACACGGTCGGCGATGTCCCTTACTGCCTCATAGGTCACGGCGTAGATGTCGACCGCCAGCAGCACCTCCGGCATTCCCATCGGCCCGGCCAGGGTAGCCTGACGCTGCACGCCGGAACGCCGCCACGTGACAAACGGCAGGCTCGCCGACGCCGGGGCGATGACGGGATAGATTCTGGTGGCAACGAGCATGGCCACGGCGGGATCGGCAATCAGCCGTCGCGACAACGCTTGCTCGGGACTCTTGAGTGGCATATTCCCACTATGGGAAATGCCCCCCAACTCCTTGCAGCCTAGAGCGAGTCAGTTCCGCTGGCTGTGCCGCTGTCCTTGTATCGCAGCGCAGCCCATGCCTCGGCCAGCGTCAGGGACAGTTCCTCTTGCAGGACAGTCGCAATCTGCTCCTGCGTTTCCATGAACGCGGTGTTCAGGGGAGGGCGGCCGGCAACGCCGCCAGCAGGCGTCGCTGGAATCTGGATCGGCGTCTTGGACTTCTTGAAGAACGCATTGGGATAGGACGGATCGGTCTGCACGCGACCGTCGCCGCCGCCCTGCCGGATCATGCGAAACGGCCCCAGCCTGTTGAAGCTCGACGCGATATACGTCTCGGTCTGCTCCGTGACCGTATGCAATACCCCCTTGCCCATGACGAGTTCGTACTGGCCGTTTCGGCGGCGAGCGAATGGCTTCGTCGGGCTTCGCCGCTGGTATTGCCTGCGCTTCGGCGTCGCGATCTTGCGCTCCGTCGTGCCGTATTCGAGCCACCACTGGTGGAACGCCCGGTCGGGGCCGGCACGCACCGAGCCGCCCGCGGCACTCGCAGAGTCGCGGCGATTTGCTCGCGTATAGCCAACGAGTGCCAGGGCAGTGCCGTCGGCGCGGTACGGGATGATCTTCGACGACACGGCGCGTTTGAGGTTGCCGGTCGGGCCGACCGGCGTAATCTGACGCAGCCGCGCAACCATCGGCGCAACGGCTTTTCGCAGAATCCTCGCCAGTTCGTTCGCCGCATACTTCGGCGGAAAGATTCTCCCCAACTCGTCGATGACGGGCTTGAAGTCGTTGAGGATGCGGATGCGGACGCCAGCGACTGCCATCAGATCGTCTCCTGACAGAGCAGTTCATGCTCGCGACGGTTGTCGCGTTCGAGAATGCTGATGATGTCGAGCGTGCGATTCCTCCATCGCAGTCGCATGTTCTGCGTCAAGCCGTCGAGCCAACGCATTCGCACGCGATGCGAGATTGAAATCTGCTGCTGCCCGGCCAAGAGCGACTCTCGTGACGATACGCCTTCAACGCTGGCCCAGATGGTCGAATACGTACTCCACGTTTGCAGCGTCTCGCCCAGAGTGTTCCGAGTCTCGGACGCCTGCTGCACCGTTACTCGCTCGCGGAGCTTTCCGACGTCGATCATGTGCCGTAGATCAGAATGGTGTAGGTGCCTGTGTTCTGAGTTGAAGCAGTCAAGCGGGCAGAGACGATGTATTGAGCAGAGCCCGCGGCGACCTCGCTATTGCGAGATAAAAAACGAAGCACTGTATTATCAACGTCTACGAGTTCAAGAATCCGAATACCTTGGTTGCTCCATGAATACAAGACTTTCTGAATCTGGCCGATTGTTACTGCCTCGCCTGCTGCGTTTTTGTAGACGCCGCCTAAGGCAATATTTGTCTGTGCCGTTCCGGCCGTCCCGGTGATGATCGCCACCTTCCCCGTCGTGTATTCGGTACTCGACTTCAGCGACACGACGTTGATTGCTGTCGTGCCATCCGTATCGTGGAACAACGCGGAGACGTTGATGCTGCCGTTGGTTGCCATGCTTATCCCTGCCCGAATGCGATAATCGTGTACGTTCCGGTGCTTGCGCACTCGGACAAGTCGAGAGTCGTTCCTTGCCAATCAGAAGCAAACGACGCGACATTGTTTCTGGAACTCAGCGAGTACGACTCTATGCCTGACACGGCACGCGATTGTTCGCCGCTCCAGCGAAATATCAAAGCGCTAACTCCCTCAAAACTTGGAATCGACCCGTCGGCCCTGCGATATTCAAAGTCGGTATTCACATCAATGCTGACGGCTGCGGTGCCAGCGGTACGCTGCACAAATGCGATGCTAGAGTAGTCGTCGACGTCAAAACTGTTCGTCAGCGAAAGCACCTTGAGACCGCTCGGACGGCTCGTGTCGTGACAGAGAACGTCGATATTGACGCGGTTTCCGTCGCTCATGTGTATGACCCCCACGAGACGGTATCGAGCAACCGCTTGGCGGCGTCTGGCATTTGTGCATCACCGCGCTTTTCGTAGAGTTCGTGAACGCACATTAGGATGGCCGTCTTGACTCGCTGCGGCGGCGCGGAGCCGTAGCCTGCCCACCACGTGACCGTGACCGAGTTCTGGTCAATAATGTGACTCGGCCACGATCCGGCGTAGGTCGTGCGAAGCACCGCGGGAATAGAATCACGGTCGGCACGATACGAGGTCGTCGAGAGCGTAGCGGTGGCACCGGATTCGTTGGTCGTGTACGTCACCGTCACGGCAGTCGCCGTGCCAGATGTAACGACCGGAGGACGAGGAAGTTCGATCTCGTCTGGAAACGAGTCGAGCTTCATCACGAGCTGCTGCGTCACAACGGCCCGGTCGATGTAATCCTCGGTCCACTCGCGTGCCGTGATTATGTACGACGCAATCATCTCGTCGTCCCAGTAATCGCTTGCGTCATTGCGAAGATGCGCCTTGGCTTCTTCGACAGTCACCGGCTCGGTGCTGCTCACGACTGCACGCCGAAGGCTTCGGTATCGCCTCACGTTCGCTTTCTCCGGGGCGTGACCTCGGCCCGCTCGGCTACGGGCTCGATGCTCGCCGTCTCGATCAACGTCTGCTGCGTGTCTCGCACCTCGGTCGCGTAGTCCCACGCGATCAACGCCTGGGCCTGCCGCTCGGGAAGGTCGACGACCTCGCCGGGCTTGTACGAACCGTGTGCCTTCGCCATCCGTATTTTCATTTTTCACCCACTGACCATGCAGCCTTCGGCGGCTTTCTCGTCTCCTGCCACTCGTTGCAGTATTGGTAGATCGGCCCGCTCAGGTCGGCACTGGGCCAGGTGGCGACGTACTCTCCGTGACCGATCACGACGCGAGGCGTGATGTAGAGCCGGTTTCCCGACTCCTTGAACTGCCTCCAGAATCCGATGTCAGAATCGGTTCTGCCGTCTCCGTAACTGCCGGTCGGATCGGCCTTTTCGTAGAACCACGGTTTCTTCATGCGCCGCAGGGCGGCGGTCGAGATGATCGTGCAGCCGAAGTGCGCGGTGTCGACTTGTTGAACCGGCTCGCTGAACCACTCGCGAGGCACTTGCGTGGAGCCGCCTGCCGGCGGATTGTCGAGCGTGTCGAGCAGCGTGAGCATCGGTCTGCCGTCCTCCCGCTTGGTCTGGAGAGGAGCGAGAGCGTCACACTGGAACGTCATCGCCATCGCAAAGAGATGCTCGATGTTCTCCTTGGATACGAAGGAGTCCATATCCAGCGTGATGATGTATTCCGTAGTCGGCTCAAACTTCTCCAGCATCCGCGTCAGCACCTGTGACCAGAAAGCCCCCTGCCCGAGCGTCGGGCGAATGTGCAGCGGCATCATCGCCTCGATGAAGCCGAACACGTTGATGAGCGGACCAAACCGCGGGCCTGACAGCACGGCCTCGCAGCGAATATCCACGGACGAGTCGCCGACCTTGATGAGCATTTTTCCTCCAGAAAACAGAAACGGCGGGGAGGCAAACGCCTTCCCCGCCGTCTACTGTGCTGGCCTTGTCAAGCGAATCAGCCGACGGCCTGCGTGCTGACACCCTTCGCGGATGCGTCGACCGGCCCGGCCTCGGCCTTGCCGAGACGAGCCGTGGTCACGACGCCGCAGGTCGAGGCGGGCGTGGCGTAGACCGTCACGTACCGCCGCTTGCCACGGAGGTCGACATCGAACCGATGCGAGTAGCCAAGGACGCTCGTCGCGGTGCTGCCGGCAGACACCGTGAAGTCTGTGCCGCCGACGAAGCCCGTGATGTTCGTCTGGGCTGCGGTTCCAGTCGAGTCGCTGTGAGCGATCCGCAGCACCGTGGCGGCGGTCGTCGGATTGACGGCAGCCGTGAACGGGCTGAAGATTACGTCGATCGAGGCGTACTCGAAGCCGAGCGTGTCGATTTCCAGCGAGGCCGTCTGTGCGCTCGTAACGGCGAGTGCGGCAGAACTGACGCTCTTCGTAGCAGCAATGTGATTCATTGGGTCAGGTACTCCGGGTCAGGGGTGAGTGTCAGGATCAGCCGAACTTGAGGGCCACGACGGGGCCAGCCTTGGTGGTCGAGCCGAGGTCGTTGACGACCATCGCGTTGCGGGTCGTCGCGAAGGTGAGGGTCTGGTCGAACTCGATGTACCGCTCGCTGGCGGTCTTGATCGAGATGGCCCGACGCTCGCCGAAGATCGCGGCCTGCGACAGATCGCCGAACAGAGCCGCCACGGTTCCGGTCGTGCCGGTGAGAGCCGACTGCATCGGCTGCACGAGCGTGACCGGGTAGCCGAGGAACGTCTCGCCGAAGCCCGCCGCCACGTTGTCGGTCGAGTTGCCGCCCGCGTTGGTCGAGCCGCCGGGCAGCATGGCGAGCCGCAGCATCGCGGCACCCCAGCCGGCCGGGGAGATGTACCACCGAGCGTTCCGGTTGCGGGCGTACAGCGGGAGCCGAGCCAGCAGGTCGGTAAAGTTCTTCATCGTCAGGTCGCCGAAGGTCGTGTTGCTCGTCGCAGTCACGACGCTCGCCGAGTAGGCCGACTGAAGAACCTTCACCGTTACGCCCGTCACTCCGTGGTAGGTGAGCGTGCCGTCACCGATGAAGCCCGAGTTGTCGAAAGCCTCGCTGAACGCCTGGGCCGTCTCGACGGCCGTGGCATCCGCGAGGTCAATCACGGAGTCTTCGAGCAGCGAGTTGGAAGTGCGGTTCGCCACGCCCCAAATCTTCGCGGTCAGTTCCACGTTGTCGAAGGTCACGTCGCTTGCCGTCACCTCGACGTTCTCGCCGACCGGGCGGGCCGTCAGGCCGCCAGTGCGACGAGCGTAGACGAGCGTGTCGGAGTTCATGTTGACGCGCTTCGCGTACTGCGGGAACACGCCGAACTCTTCGACGAGCCTGATGATTTCTGACGACAGTTCCGGGCTGGTGAGAAGGCCGCCGAGATTGTTGACGCCACCGGCCTGCACACGGCTTTCGACGCCGTGATCCTTGCACCACCGGCGGGCCTCGGCATCGCCGAACACGTAGCCCTTGATGTGCATTCCGGCGCGGTAGGCACGCTCAGAGGCGTCGGGGCCGGAGAACGCCTTGAGGGGGCCGTGGCCCTTCGGCACGGCGTAGTGACGGTTTTCCACTGCCGGCTCCTTCGTCTCTGGGGTTTCGATCGCCTTGGCAGGAGCGGCACGCTCCAGCACGGCACGCAGTTCGACGTTCTTCGCCTGGACGCGCTGCAAGAACTCGATCCGCTCGCGGAGCTTCTCGGCACGCTGCTCCAGGGATCGCAGGGACGCTTCCTGCTCCTCGGTCATGGGAGCGGAGTTCTCGCCCTCGCCTTCGGTCATCGTCTCCATTTCGGCGACGACAGCGGCCAGTTCGTCGAGCAGTGCCTTGATCTTGTCCACGGCGGAAATCTCCTAGTACGACTCTGGCGATGCGGACGCATCGCCTACGGTCAACACTAGGGGTCGCCACCCAGACCCATGCAGACTCAGGACGCAGGGCAGTAAAAGACCTTCCGACGTACCTCGGTAGCCGACACGATCTGTTTGTCGGTACAGCCGCACCGCACGCAGCGCAGATACCGCGTTTGGTAGTCGCCGGATCGCTGCGACGACGCGACGAGCAACTTGCCCGCTTTGCACTGCGGACACGGGTCGCCTGACTTAGCGGCCATGCTTCTTGAGGTACTCGCGGAGTTCGGATGCCTTGGCGGTCGCGATCAGATGCCGTTCGCGGTGCGAACGCAGGAATGCGTCGTAGGATCGCTTTGCCACCTTGGCGTCGGCGTCGGGATAAGCCGGAAACGTCACCGGGCCAACGTCGATCAGCGAGTCGATGCGCGTCACGGTGCGAACACTGCGGCCGTCCTCGATGCTCCACGACTCGCCGCCGGGGGCGACCTGAAAAGAGAACGAGGAGCCCTTCACGATGCCCGCCTCGATGTTGCTGGCGAGGTCGCGGCCGTAGGTGGTGTCAGGAACCGGGAACTCGTACCGCAGGCCAACGTCGTCCACGCTCATCGTCAGCGTGCCGGGATACCGGGCGAGCGGGAAGTTGGCGTCGTGGTTCCAGAGGGCTCTGGTTTCCAATGGCTTCTTACGCCCGCGACGCTCCGAGACAATGCCGAACGCCTCCGGGTGAATCCGCTCTTGGAAGTCACCGAGGTCGAGTGAGTTGACGCCGAACTTCGCGGCATAGCCGACGATCCATCGCGACTCGGAGCCACCGTCCTCGCTGCGGCTCTCGATGCGGAGCAGCGGGAGCGTGCCGGATTCTTCTTCGTAAAGGCTGCGTCGTTCGATGTTCATGCTTCGGTTCTCCTCGTCTGCGGCGTTCATTTGTTCCACGAGTTTGCGAGCCCAGGCGTACCCGGCGTCGCTTCCCCACAATGCCCAGGCGATGCGCCCGTTGCTTGGAAAACCGTCTTCACCGGGACTCCATCCCTCGCCTTGCTTGTCCACCTCGTGCCGGTCGAAGTACGCCTTCATGCGGCGTGCCGTGTCCGGGCTGATTGTCTTGCCGTTGGACAGGTCGCGAGCGCGGGCGATGCCGACAGCCGTGCCGCCGCGACCGAACTCGCTTCGCCAATCGAGCCCTTTCTGTGCTTCCTCCCGCACGCCACCCGGCGGCGTGAAGTCGATGTGGTCATACCGTGCCGCCATCGTCCGCCTTTCGCTTGCGTGGCTTCCGCTTCGGCTTGCCGTAAGCGTTCTCTTCAACCGGCGGCGGCTCGGGCAGCGCGTCGATCTTTGTGAGCGTCGCCACCTTGTGACCGACTTGCGTCTCAGTCGCCCGCCAGCCGCCCGTCACTTCCTCGTAGACCGTGATGAGTGCGGCCGGGTCTTCCTCGCTCGCCTCAAT